ATCTGGTGGTCTTTTATCCAAATTAGTATTAACTCCACCGCTTTGTAATATTAAATAGGCTCCACCTGAATTTGAATTAGCTCCTGATTTTGTAAATGCATTAATATCTTTTCTACCGGATGCAACAAATGCTGCGTGGGCATCAGGAGTAATCATATACAAACTCAATTGGTAGGTATAGCTACTAAAATTACTTAACGGGTTGTGTAATCTGGATCCAGGTTTAGTGCTTTTACCTACATTTTTTTGTATGGTATTATTTCCAGTTGCATTGGCACTGCCTGCAAGAGTAGATCCTGCCGCTGCTGCATTTATGATACTTATTTGTTCGCTTCCTCTAGCTGTTGCAGGATTAGAATAGTTTGATAATCTAGCTGCTTCAATTTTATCGTAACTATTATCATCGTCAGCAGGTGTAGCTCCAAATTCATTTGGATCTACGGCTACCGAAGTGGTAGCCGGTAGTGGCTCAGTGTTTACTGGCGGAACTAATTGTTGATACTGTGCAGTCAAACTAGCCTGTTCTTGTGTCACTACTACTGCGGCTGCAGCAGCTAGTCCGGCGCCTGCGCCTGTTACTTTTCCTAATCTAGCTATAACATTTTCCGGTGTCCCGGATGCTTTCACTGAACCATCAGATGCATATATTGTTGTAACTTGTGCACCGGTATTGCTATCTAGTACTGTTGTTACTGTCCAATATCCACTTATACTTGGATCTGTTACCTGTTGAGTTTGTGTGATAGATGCCATCTTATAGTCCCAGCGCACTTACTAATGTGCTGTTTTCAGGAAGATAAATTGAAGTTCCTGTTACAAAATCAAATAATGGATCTTTTAATGTATTTGGATTTCTACTAGCAAACACCCACCACAATTTAGGATTAGCATATAAGTCATATGCTAGTACATCCGGTCTAAGATTGTACTGTGAAGTTATTGTCCAATACCTATCACTTCCCAATTTAGGAATAGGTCTATCTACCATAACATCTAAAAATTTATTATTAACGATTCCTGTTATATAATATGGGCTTGTTGCTGGATATATACTATTGAGTGACATTACCAAATACCTCCACCGTTTCGTTTACTTCCTTGTAATAATGAGCCTGTCGCATAATCTTTAAGACTGAAATTGTTACTTATATCATTACGTGTTACTATTGGTATACATGTTATAGATATGTTCATTTTTGTAGGGACATATGTTGCACTACTGTTGATTGTTGCAGATTGTCTTTGAAAGTTTGGTCTTTTGGGCATAAGACCAGATGTTAGAATCCTGGAATTTGATGCTGAATCTGTGTTCGTCGGTGACGTTTGCTGACCTGTATTAGAACCCGGTTCATTGGTCATGCTACCCGCACGAATATAATCTACATCAGTGGGTAATGTGTATGTAAAATTAGTTATAACTAATGGGTGGTTATCAAATTGAAATGTTCCAAGTCCGGACAAATAACACAACGGTGGTGGTACACCATTTCTTGGGTTTTCGTCTCTTCCATAAAACATCTTAGTCACGGATCTAAAAAAATGAATGGTTGCCAATAGATAAGTTGCTTCAGTAGTATCCTGTGCTGTGAAATCACAACCAATAGTTACACTATCTACGCTGCTATTTTTATAGTTATATATTTTATAGTTACTGTGAATTAAATCTGATGCCTCATATGCAGCATTGTAAGCAACACTGACTGATGGGGTATACGGGAAAACAACACCATTGGTCGCTTGTAAGGGTTCTAGTATTCCCGGAGGATCGGCGTTGTAAAGATATTTTGCATTTGGAGCCAGGCTTAACCTTACTCTCCAATCTTTTGCTTTTTCAAAACTAACGGCGTCCTCTCTTGTCGCGGTGCTTCTAGTTCTGTTTATTACACCTTGTGGAACTGCATTGGGGTCGAATACATTTTCTGTTACTTCTTGTCTTGGGTCGAATACATTTTCTGTTACTTCTTGTCTTGGGTCGAATACGTTTTCTGTTATATTGTTAGGCGAGGTAATTTGTTCTGTAGTTTGACTATCTCTGACAGATGGGTCCTCACTAGGATTAGTAGCAGTAGTTGCGGGTGGTGTAGTTCCAGCAAAATAAGGTTCACCTGTTTCTTCGTTTATTCTCCAGCCGGGATTTAGATTACCGTCATCGTCAAATGGCGTTTGAACATTTATACTAGTCTCTAGGTTCGCCCTACTGGGTACAATTTTTGTAGCATTAGAGGCTGCATCTAATTGAGATTGCTCGTTAGTAAGGGTTTCTCTTAGCGCAATTAATTCTGAATTTAATCTTGCAATATATGCTTGATTAGCCTTAAAATTAGGATTGGTATTGGCTAGGCTGGCTTCCCTCCAGCGGATTTGTTCTTTAATTTCTGCAATACTAGCTATTAATGCATCAATGTTTGCGATTCCCATAATTGTGATTATCCTTATGTATATTTATCGCTAAATAATAGTGCTATTTTTACCCTTTCTTCACCCAAATACTTGCAATTCTGCAACAAAAGTATTATAATTGTCTCAACAAAGCTACGGAGAACTATGTCACTACTACCACAATCTAAACCAAAAAATTATTTAAATAACAAGGATATACTTGCTGAAATACACGAAAGTAAAAATACCTATTGTTCGTATAGATCGCCAGAAGACCATCGCTATGATTTTATTGTAGATATGCCCCAAGAATCTATTGAAAAATCATTAGAATACGCATTAAAACCAGAAACCATACAAGAAGCCCGTGAAACTAGAGCCGCAAGAATGGATCAAGAACAGGGGCTAGCAAAGGGAACAGTTGACCCATTATCTATACCAATAACTGATTTGGTTTTTCGTATAATGACTTGGGACCATGTTCCTGTCGCACCAAAACAACCTCGCAAAACAGTTAAAAAGAAAACAGCAAAAGATATTTTTGAGTTTGAAGATGAAGATCCAGATGAGATTTTTGCTGATTTAGAAGATCCTAGTACGGCGAAAGAAGTTGATGACATGGTTCATGTCAAAGTTAATTTCCCACCATTCCAACATTTCAAGTTTGATGAAAACAAAACTGCACATTGTGTGGGCAAAAGTCATTGGCAAGGCGATTTGGAAACAGGTTCTTTCAATAAGGATCATGGACAGGTTACTAACAAATTAGCCCGAATGTATATTATGATGTGTGAAAAATATGCCATGAAGTATAATTGGCGTGGATACACATACAACGATGAAATGCGTAATAGTGCAATTCTACAATTAACTTATGTCGGCTTGCGCTTCAACGAAGCTAAGTCTGCTAACCCTTTTGCATATTACACCGCAGCGATTACAAATAGTTTCTGTCGTGTATTGAATTCGGAAAAGCGGAATCAGAATATTCGTGACGATATTCTAGAAATGAATGGATTGAATCCAAGTTGGACACGACAAGGAATGGGATCTGGATCAGTATCAACAGTATACGAAGAATAATCTTAAATTTTAACCCTAAGTGATAAATAAATATATCATTCACTTAGGGTTATAAAATGTTCATCTATAAAATCACAGTTGTCCCGCTTGGGAAGGTCTACATCGGGTTAGATACAAAACCTGAATATAAAAAATCTCGCTGGAAAACACACTGCAAGGAATCAATCACTGATCCTAAGGGAAAATTACATAAAGCCATTCATCAATACGGACCTGATAACTGCGTGTATGAGATAATTGATACCGGGTTTGATTCTATATCTCAACTTGCATTGGCTGAAATAAAGTATATCAAACAATACGATTCCTATAGAAACGGTCTTAATAGTACCCCCGGCGGTGACGGGTTGAATAATGATTTGACTATGTTCACTGATGAAGAGGTGTTAATAATTAGGGAAGCATTGGGTGAAAAATGGAAGTTGTTCAATAAGAAAAAGTGGGAGGGCACCACTCTTGAGCAACGACAAGAAATGATTAAACACTGTCACACAGATGATGCCCGCAAAAATAGATCAGACACATTGAAGGGTTATTATGATACTGTTGCCGGGGCAAAGGAAAAACACAGTGCCGGAATAAAACAATGGCAGAAAGAAAATCCAGAACTTGCTCGTCAATATAGAATTCAAAATGGTTTAAAAGGTGCCGAAAAAAGTTCTAAGAAGGTTACCGTACTACGTGACAATGGCAGCACAGAAGTATACACTAGTATCAGTGAGTTCCAGCGAAAAACAGGTCAATGGATGAGTACTATACGTGAAAAATCTGCTAAAGATGAATTTCACAACGGATATAAACTAAAAGGAAACGATGAGTAATTTGTTTAAAAAGGCTGCGGTATTTTCAGATATCCATTGGGGTTTGAAGTCAAACAGCCTACAACACAATCAAGACTGTGCCAATTTCGTAGATTGGTTTATTGACACTGCTAAGAAAGAGGGATGTGAGACATGCTTCTTTTTGGGTGATTGGAATCATCACCGTGCAAGTATCAATATTCACACATTGCAGTTTGGTCTACAAGCACTGGAGAAATTAAATGCTAGTTTCGATACTGTATATTTTATTCCTGGAAATCACGATTTATATTATCGTGACAGGCGTGATATTCACAGTGTTGAATGGGCAAAGCATCTTCCAAATGTTAAAGTTGTTAACGATTTCTTCAATGAAGGAAACGTTGTAGTTGCACCTTGGTTAGTAGGTGAAGATTATAAAAAACTACAAAAGATGGGAGGCAAGTATTTGTTTGGTCACTTAGAGCTTCCTAGGTTCTATATGAACGCAATGGTGGAGATGCCAGATCACGGAGAAATCTCAGAAGACCATATGACTGGCTTTGAAAAGGTCTTCAGTGGTCATTTTCACAAGCGCCAAAGTCGTAAAAACATATGGTATGTAGGTAATGCTTTTCCGCACAACTATGCTGATGCAGGAGATGATGCACGTGGTATGATGATATTAGAATGGGGGCAAGAACCTGAATTTAAATCATGGCCTCGTCAACCTATCTATCGGGTCTATAAATTAAGTGAGATCCTAGAGAACCCAGAAGGCTATCTTTTGATTGACAGCCATGTTAGAGTTCATCTTGATATTGATATTTCATATGAGGAGGCTAACTTCTTACGTGAAACCTTTATCCCAGAATACAAATTAAGAGAAATGACATTGATTCCAATTAAAGGTGAGGGCATTGAGCAGGGTCAGAACTTTGACGGACTAAAGTTTGAGTCCGTAGACCAAATTGTCATTGACCAAATCAATGCCATCGAAAGTAAATCATTCGATAAAAAACTATTATTGGATATCTATAACAATTTATGAACAAAGTTAGCAAATACTTAATTAGTATTGATCGGCATCCCTATCTCAATGGTAGAAAAGTAGGGCAAGCAATTCCATGCCAAAGTTATGGCAAACCTGCTTGGTCTATTGCATATTATGATGGTTACGGTATCGAAAATAATCCTGTATTCACAGATGAAGATGGATTAAACGGTGCAACAACTATTATAGAATACGCAAAGAACTTAGGATTTGAAATAGAAGAATGATTTTACTCAAGAACATAACATTAAAGAATTTTTTATCAATTGGACAAGTTACACAGGCAGTTGATTTCGACAAGAAAGACTTAACCCTTATCCTAGGGGAAAATTTAGACCTAGGAGGTGACGGTGCTAGAAACGGTACCGGTAAAACCACATTAATTCAGGGCTTATCATACGCATTGTTTGGTCAGCCTATTAACAATATTCGTAAGGATAATCTAGTCAATCGTACCAATGCTAAGGGCATGATGGTTACGTTAGAGTTTAACGTTAACGGTACTGATTATAAGATTGAGCGTGGACGCAAACCCAATGTGTTGAAGTTTTATGTGAACAATGTTCAACAGAAAGCAACAGAGGATCAGCAAGGGGAAAACAAGGAAACACAAGCGGCCATTCAGCGTGTGTTGAATATGAGCCCGGAAATGTTCAAGCACATTGTTGTGTTGAACACGTACTCCGAACCATTCCTTGCTCTTAAAAACAATGAACAACGTGAAATCATTGAGCAATTATTGGGTATCACTCTATTGTCTGAGAAGGCAGAAGTTGTTAAAGACTTGATTCGTCAAAGTAAAGACGACATTCAGCAAGAAGAATTTAGAATCAAAGCGGTTGAAGAGGCTAACAAACGAGTCAAAGAACAAATTGATGCTATTAAGCGCCGCCAAATGTTGTGGAAGAAAAAACATGATGAGGATTTAGCTAATTTGGCTTTGGAGTACGATGACCTAAGTAAAATTGACATTGAAGCTGAATTGCAAGCACATAAAGATTTGGTTGTTTGGAACACACAAAAGCAACAACAAGAAACATACGAAGCGTTGATTGCACGCCAAACAGCTTGGATGCAAAAACAAGACAAGGATATTGCAGCACTACAATTAAAAATGGATGAGTTGAGCCACATTGATTTTGCGGCTGAACTTCAGGCTCACAGTGACTTAGCAACGTACAATCAACAAGTACAATTAAAAACAATGTACGATAGCAAGGTTGATAGCTTGCGTAAAGAAATTACTAAAGAAGGTAAGAACTATGAAAAGCTAACTGCCGAAGTCAATACTCTTAAAGAACACAAGTGTTATGCTTGTGGTCAAGATTTCCACGATGAGCAACATACTAACGTTCTTAATAACAAAATTGAGTTATGGAATGCCAGCAAGAGTCATTTAGATAATTTGAAGTTTCAACTTGATGAACTTGTTGCTGCGCCAATTGTTGTAGGAGAGAAACCTGTTACACATTATAAAACAGAAGCTGAGGCTGTGCGTCAGTCGGCAGAAATCATTAATATCCGAAAGCAGATCAGTGATAAAGAGTCAGAGACTAACCCCTTTAGTGAACAACTTCTTGATACGCCTAGCGTCAATGTCGGTAAGCGCCCATGTACTCATTACGATACAGAAGCCCAAGCAATTGAACACCGCTCAAAGGTATCAACTTTATTATCACAAATTGAGACTAAAGCTGGAGAAACTGATCCATATCAAGAACAAATTGTTGAGATGGAAAGTCAAGCCCTGCAAGAAGTAAAGTTTGATAAAATAAATGAGATTACTAAAACTATGGAACATCAAAAGTTCCTGCTTGACTTGCTAACTAGCAAAGACAGTTTTGTTCGTAAGAAGATCATTGACCAGAACTTGAGTTATCTAAACGCACGACTAACTCATTACCTAGATAAAATCGGGCTTCCCCATAATGTTGTCTTTAAGAATGACTTGTCAGTTGAAATCACTGAACTTGGGCGTGAAATGGATTTTCATAATTTGTCTAGGGGAGAGATGAATAGGGTTATATTGTCGTTATCTTGGGCTTTCCGTGATGTTTGGGAGAATTTATATTCCCCGATTAATACACTGTTTATAGATGAACTACTAGATAATGGTACTGATAGTACTGGAGTAGAAAACTCATTGGCAATACTGAAAGATATGTGCCGCCGCAGACAAAAATCAATATGGCTAGTTAGTCACAAAGAAGAATTGATTAACCGAGTTCCAAGTGTGCTTAGAGTTGTCAAAGAAAGCGGATTTACATCATATGATAGCTCGGTAAATATTGAAAAATGATAAATATTAGTGTAGTTCGCGGGCTTCGGACACCCCAACTACTCTAATGCTAAACATTTACAAGGAGCACCAGCATGACTATTTATAACGAAACCATACCCTATATCTATAAATGGATTCATATACCAACAGGAAAATGGTACATTGGATCTAAAATTCGCAAGGGATGGAACCCGTCGAGACATGAAGAATACATCTGTTCTAGTAAAGAAGTCAAACCATTAATTATTGAAAATCGTAACGAGTGGGTGTATGAAATACTTCACATAGGAACTGCATCAGATATAGCCAACTTAGAAACTTCTATACTAATGTCTCTAAACGCTAAAGATGATCCCATGAGTTTTAACCAACATAACGGAGACGGATTATATAATAGGTACGGGGTAAAAGAAAACCCAACAACAAGGCAAAAAAAGAGTAATGCTAGAAAGGGACCAAATAATCCTATGCATGGTAAAACAGGAGAATTGTCGCCAAATTATGGTAAAAAGCATGATTCTGAATGGAAACAAAAACAAAGTGAAGGGGTAAAGAAGTATGCCAATAATAGACCCTCAACCCATAACGAAAATATAAGTAAGTCCCTCAAAGACAACCCCAAACTATCAGAGAGAATGCAGGGAATCAATAACCCAATGTACGGTGTTCCTGCTTCTGATTACAATAAAGCAATGACCAAATTGAAAAACTCAGGTGATAATAATCCAATGAGGAAACCTGAACATCAGAGGACATGTGAGCACTGCCACAAGACTGTTGCAAAAAATCATTACACAATGTACCACGGTAATAAATGTAAATTTTCAACTCATAACAAATAATAATAAGTATAAACATGCCATCAAAAAGTAAAAATAAAGGAAGTTCATTTGAGAGAGAAATCGCTAAGTATTTGAGCGATTTATACACAGAGCCGTTTGTTCGTGTGCCAAATTCTGGCGCATATACCGGCGGGCTTAACTCACATAGAAAATCTTTTCTCGATGGCAACCAAGCCAAATCTTTTAAGGGTGATATTATTGCCCCTGATTCATGGATAAATTTTAATTCTGAATGCAAGAATTACGCTGATTTTCCATTCCATCTATTACTTACAGGGGAATGTAAAGTAATAGATAGTTGGCTTGACCAACTGTTAGCTGCAGGAGATCCAAACGATTGTAATATTCTGTTTATGAAATTTAACAGAAAAGGACAATATGTTTGCGTACAAAGTAAATTAACATGGATTTCAGATAATTTTGTATATTACACATCCAAAAAATATGGGGACTGGATTATTTTCGAATTTGACAGTTTCTTCAATCTCAATGCAGAACTTTTGAAAACTTATTCAACAAATCAATCAGACACCACGTCAAAACAAAATATTCTCACAATAAACACTTAATACCTAGTAAAAATTCGACGGCCTAGTTTGTAGGTCCTCCTTGAGGAAGCGTGAAAGATCGCTAACGGATCTGGAGTAAGCATAGTTAGCAATAACTATGGATATACCGAGAAGGCAATCGACAAAGCGAACCTTCAACAAGCTCACACTTATTTTATCTTTGCGGTGTGGGATGTGCGTTGCGGTATCGGCAAGAACACAGATGTTTAAACTTGCTGGATACACTACAGCTCCATAAACTTTACAGAGCAACCGGTAGCGAATGGTGTCAACAAATAGGCGACTGTTCGGGAGAAAGATAACATTGGATGACGGGCATGGCAAATCCCTTAACCATTGGTAGTGCTGAATAGCACTACCATGGCTTCAAAGCGGCAATATATGTCTCCTAAATGAAAGATTAAAAAGAATAGTTAATCGTACAATCCAGAACTGAGCGATAGCGAAGTTCTAGATGAACGAAGTTCATCTTTAGATGAAAACTAAAATCCCAGAAGTTTGATAAATGAACAATTATGGATTTAATTAGAAGAATGGTAATTGAGATTTCTTTGTTGTTTCTAAATTACTTTCAATAATTTCACCTATAATTTCTCTTTCCTTTATGGACATGTTTAATATGTCCTCATAGGTTGTCCCGCCCCTCATATACCAAGAAAATCTTAAACAAGTTTTTTTGATTTCTATGGATTCTGTTTCTAAATCATCTAATAGCTTCTGTATCCCTTCAGGGCCAAGGGATAGAAGCCTTAATCGAAAAAATCCGTAACGTTAATAGTTAGTGCTTGGTCGTAATCATGTCCGCAATTTACGCATTTAATTTTCATGGGCTTTAATTGAGAACCATCACGCAATTTTATTGTGGTGTCTTTTAATAATTCGAATGTCTTTTTATCGCAATTTTGTAAAAAATCAACAATAAAACTTTTATCAGTTACCATTGAAGATGGAGTAGCAATGTATTCGATAGATTCGGAAACTAAGTTAACTGACAATGTATTCAGTTCTTGAATTAAGGATGTCGATATTTTTTTTCGTTCTTCATCGTCGGTTACATCGTCCATATTTCTAGCAAGTTGTGAAACACTAAATTGTTTTAAATTTAAATCATTTACTTGTTTGTAACTTAGTGGATTGAATTTGAATTTAAGTTCATCAACTTCAATTACGTCATCATAATTTCCTGCACTTAATCCATTTAATAAACCTATTAAATTTACTCCATATTTTCCCTCTTCATTGCAAGCAGGACATATAGAATTTACATCCATTTCGTTACTGTTAGTTGCCGCACGAACAGAAATTAGTATAGGGTCTATATCCATAACAGGTATAGCCCATGGATCTTTTATATTAGGTACGCAGCTTTTTATAATATCGGCTACAGCGGTGCCATTAAACAACGCATCAGGCGTTTTGCTGGTAATTTCATCTATAGCAGTCATTGGAAATATTGGAACTTCTTTATTATCCGGTAACTCGATACTACCCTCTTTGTAAAACTTACCCTCGCTGGGTAATTTTAAATATAATGCAGGTCTACGAAAATACTGTTTTAACGGATTATCCATAATCTCTCCTAAATGGGTGTTTTTTGATACATAAATACAAGTAGATATTTAGTGGATAAAAACCATGGCTGATAATTTAGACCCAGAAGAAATTAGACGACTTAACGAACAATTGCGTGATTTGACTGACGCCATTACGGCTCAATCTTCTGCATTTAAAAATAGCACACAAGCTGCCGGTACGTTTAGTTCAAAAGTGAAAAAAACGTATGACGAAGAATTAAAAAGCATGGGCTACAGACAGGATGCCAATGGTAAATTAATAAAGACCTCAATTGAATTAACAGACGCACAGCGAAAACAGATTAGAGAGATTAAAACTCAAGAAGCGAAAATGGCTCAAATGCAAAAACGGTATGACGAATTCGGTGATACTGTAAAACAAAGTTTGGGCAATATAGCTAAGGGCATGGGAAGTTTTGCTGCTGGTCTAGCCAAAGGAGAATCGTCTTTCGCCTCGTTAAATCCAGTTCTAGATTTGGTAGCTGATGCATTGGGTTCTGTGGCTAAATTAATACCTTTATTCGGTGACGGAATAGCTCAAGGTATTAAAGTAGGCGCTAACGCTGCTAAGTTTACATTAGAGTTACTTGATAAAAATCTAAGAATGTTCCAAGACATATCAAACATGGGAGGTTTGGTATCTACTGGTATGCAAGGTTTACAGGACCAAGTCATAGCATCCGGCATGTCAATGGAAGGATTTACTAAGATAGTTAGAGAAAATGGTATTGAATTGGCTGCGTTCGGTGGCACAGTTGGTTTAGGTGCTGATAAATTCATGGGTGCGATTGGTCAATTAACCAAAAAAGGCGGAGCACTAGACAAGGCAGGAATAGATTTAAGAAAATTAGGTTTGACTGCTGACCAAATAGGTGAGCAAGCGGCCGCATTCTTGCAGCAAGAAATTCGTCTTGGCCGCGGCAGAATGATGAACGAGGATCAATTAGCAAAAGGAACAATTGCCTACGTTAAAGAATTGGATTTGTTACAAAAAGCAACTGGGCTTTCAAGGGAAGATGTTCAAAAACAGCGTGATGTGTTAATGTCTGATAGTAGATATCGTGCAGCACGTGATAAAATGATGGCGTCTGGTCAAGAGCAAGGAGCTAAAGCACTTGATGCATTTGTAATGAATATTAGAGACCCTGAATTGAAACGGGGTGTTATGGATTTAGCATCAGGTGTAGCAAATACTGATGCTGCAGGAAAAGCATTGGTTACTTTTGGTAATACTATACCTGAAATAATATCAAATTTATCCAAAGCTACATCTCCTGAAGATGCCGCAAAGAGATATGACCAAGCACAAAATACATTGCAAGAAGCAGCAAGAGAAGCATCAGTGAGATGGCGCGATGTAATGGCTTATGGTAGTGATGCTATGACTAGTTATGCTACTCAGGCTGATTTAGCATCAGGAAAATTTAAAGGGTCAATGGAAGATGCGTTAGCACTTCAGAAAAAACAGCTTGAAAATCAAAATAAATTAACAGAAGATACGGTTAAAGCATCTCAAGAAATGGACAAAATGAGAAATGAGATGTTTAAATTTAGTAATGATTTAATGAATAAGGCTTCACCCGCTGTGTTAACGTTTACTGAAGCATTGGGTAAAGTAATAGAATTGGTTAATACAAAACTTGGGCCATCAACAACACCACCTGCTCCAGCCGGAGTAGCACCAATGGCAGAAACTGCTGGCGGCGCTGCCGTAGGAAATCCCAATTTAGCAAGACAAGGAGCCAGAGCTAGAGCCCGCCAACAGCCACCAGCTATTCAAGCACCGGCAGGGCAAACACCCTCAACGCAATCACCAGCACAGGTAAGCGCAGCGGATGTTGAAAGTTTATTAAAATTTACCAGTAATACGGGAAGTAGAGAGCACTTTGAAAAATTAGATCCAATCGTAAAATCAAATTTCTTGAGCATGATTGCTGAGTACGGAAAAACTGTACAAATTAACAGTGCCTTCCGTTCGTTAGAAGAACAAGCTAGCATTAATTCCGGAGGTAATCCTAAGGCGCAGCCAGGACAAAGTAAACATAATATAGGACGTGCTTTAGATTTAAATAGTAGTCAAGTTGCCGAGTTAAAAGCTATGGGATTGTTAGCTAAGTATGGCTTTAACACTATAGAGGGTGACCCTCCTCATATTGAAATGGCAAGAAACGGTGGATTGTTTAGCGGACCAGAATCTGGTTATCCTGTTATGTTACATGGCAGAGAAGCAGTTATACCACAGCAACAATTGCAAGCAATAAAATCGGTTTTGGATTCAGTGACAAAAGAAAGTTTGTCCAATGCATTACCAAACGTTTCGGCTGCATCTTCTCAAAACGAAAGCATAGGTATATTAAAAGACCTATATCAAGTAATGTCAGAAAAATTAGATACTATTGCTGATAAATTAAGTTCTGGAAACGACACCAGAGAAGAATTATTACAGTATTCCAGGGCATAACTATAAATACTTGATAGGCCCTAATCAATATGACATATAAGAAAAAGTTTACTAGAGTTAATCAAGCCGGAACAATGAGTCCATTGGGCAGCGGCAATTTAACTGGTTCATGGAACAATAACGCAGGTCAAAACAACACTCCAACTGGTGGTTGGAATAATAATGATTTTGGCTACAAGAATTATCGCAGTAGACTGCCCGAAGTCTATACAGGTCACCCAAACCGTATTGAACGATATAATCAGTATGAAATGATGGACGTTGATGCTGAAATCAACGCATGTTTAGATATAATAGCAGAATTCAGTACACAAAAGAATGAACATAATCAAACTTCATTCAATTTGAATTGGAAAGACGATCCAACTCCCCACGAAATCGAATTGTTAAAAACTCAATTGCAACAGTGGTGTAAACTAAATGAAATGGATACTCGTATTTTTAAGATTTTTAGAAATTGTCTAAAATACGGGGACCAAGTGTTTGTAAGAGATCCAGAAAACTTCAAGTTGTATTGGGTCGATATGGCCAAAGTTATTAAAGTTATTGTTAATGAAAGTGAAGGTAAAAAGCCTGAGCAATATGTTATCAAAGACTTGAATATTAATTTGGAAAATCTAGTTGTCAGTGAAAAGACAAACACAGACTTTGCTGCTAATCCTGCAACTGGCTTAGGCGGCACAGGTGGTGGTATGACAACTAGTTACACTGTTCCAAATCAACCGTATAATACAACCGGTTCACGTTTTAGTTTAGGCTTTAGTGAAGCAGCCATTGATGCAAAGCATGTGGTTCATTTAAGTTTAACAGAAGGTCTTGACAGATTTTGGCCGTTTGGTCAAAGCATCTTAGAAAATATCTTTAAAGTTTTTAAGCAAAAAGAACTGTTGGAAGATGCTGTTTTAATATATCGTGTACAACGTGCTCCAGAGCGTAGAGTGTTTAAGATTGACGTTGGTAACATGCCAAGTCACATGGCTATGGCATTCGTTGAACGTATCAAAAACGAAATTCACCAAAGACGTATTCCAAGTATGTACGGTGGACAGGCTATCGTTGACGCAACATACAATCCATTATCAATGAACGAAGATTATTTCTTCCCTGTTACTGCTGATGGTCGTGGATCTAGTGTTGACTTATTACAAGGTGGTCAAAACTTAGGTGAAATTGACGACTTAAAGTATTTTAACAACAGATTAGCTCGTGGTCTACGTGTTCCAAGTTCATATTTACCTACAGGTCCTGACGATAATACTACCCCATTAAGTGATGGTCGTGTTGGTACAGCAATGATCCAAGAGTTCCGTTTCAATCAATATTGTGAACGTCTACAGAACTATATCTGCCGTAAATTGGATGAAGAGTTTAAATTATTCTTGCGTTGGAGAGGATTAAACATTGATTCTGGCTTGTTTGAACTAGAATTTAATCCTCCTCAAAACTTTGCTGCATATCGTCAAAGTGAGTTAGACACCGCCCGTGTATCTACGTTTACATCTATTGAACAGTATCCATATATCAGTAAGCGTTTTGCATTAGAACGTTTCTTGGGTTTAACTGAAGAAGAAATCAATAAAAATGAAAAGTTATGGCGTGAAGAAAATAACAAAGAACTTGACGTTGAACCGCAAGGTAACGATTTAAGAAGTATTGGTATTAGTTCTGGAGATATTCAAACTGATTTGGATACTGCCGATCAAGCAGAACAAGGTGAGCAAGAACCCCCATCAGGAGAAGAAATGGCTGCAGGACAAGTACCTCAGCCAACAACACCCGGTCCGGGAACACCGGCACCAGCTGGTAATGCTATGTAAGATAAATACATAATAGGAAATATCAAATGAAATTGTTTGAAATGTTTGAACCGGCTGTACAAGGATATCAAGATGTTGGTAGTGATAATTCGTCACCTAAGTGGCGTGAAAGCCGTAAAACCAAACTTACTTTAAAGCAAATTCGTAAATTACGCAAGATGATGGACGTTAGGAACTATGAAAAAGTTCAGTATTTAAAGAAAGTACATGAACAATATGGCGCTAAGGCACAAGCAGAAACACCGACTGTTTAACACTAAACAGCCATAATAAATAGTTATTCTAGGCAAAAACGTAAAAAAACAGCACATATTGTGCTGTTTTTCCATATGCCTTATAAATAATTATTACAACGCCATTTTATCAGGAGAAACGAACAATGGATAACAAAAAATTTGAAACACTTATTGATTTGATTATCAATGAGAACGAAGAACAAGCACGTGCTTTATTTCACGATATCGTGGTAGAAAAA